CGCGGGCATCGGACGGTCGGAAGCCTTCGGAGCCATCGCCCGGGTGCTGCACCGCTTCAACTTCGATGTCGCCAAGGTCATCGTCAGCTCCGTCGTGGCGGCGCACTCGGCGCGCGTGGCAACCGCGATGGCGGAAGCGGCCTCCGCGCCGGAAGGGGAGGTGGACAGGCGCCTATTCATGCAGACGGCGGGGCTGCACGAAAGCCGCAACCAGCAGGGCAACGTCAGCGTGAACGTGAACGCGCAGGCCAACGCCGCGAACGACAACAAGACCGCAATCGTCGTTCCTCCCTCCATGCAGGCGCTGCCCGCGTTTGACGTTGGAATCAAGCGGCTGGCCTCCGCGCTCCGCGTCCTGCCCGCGCCGGGAGAGTAGGCCGTGTACTCTCCGAAGATCATCGGAAACAACCTGGACATCGCGACCCAGACGCTGGGCTACGAACCGATCTACCATTCAATCGCCGCCTGCGACGAGGCCGTCGAGCACTTCAACGAGCGCCTGTCGAAGCACCAGGACAGCCAGCGCCCGGACGACCCGATGCTCTACGACCAGGACGAGTTGCGCTGGATCGAGAACGAGAAGGCTCTCTGCCAGTACGACTACATGTACTTCGCCACGAGGTACGCCTGGATTCTGAACGCCGAAGAAGAGATCATCCACTACGCGCCCAACACCGCGCAGTTGATTGCCAACGACGCGCGCGCGCAGTTGGAGGATCTTGGCTGGGCCGTCACGATGATGTTCCTCAAGGCCCGGCAGGCAGGCATCACCACCGACTCGCAGATCGTCATAGCGCACCGAACGTTCTTCTGGCCGAACGTCATCGCACTCACCGGCTCGGCCGACAAGGAGCGTTCGCGCGACATGGTGGAGAAGTACAAGGCGCTGTACGACAACACCCCGTACTTTCTTCGGCCGCCCATCACGACGAACCGCACCGGCAACCGCATGGAGTTCGGCGGCCAGAACTCCCGGCTCATCATCCAGCACGGCGCTCAGAAGATGGACATCGGCCGCGGCAACACGCCTTCTGCGTTTCACCTCAGCGAAGTTGCCAGTTACGACAACGCCGCCGATCTGATCGACGCCGGGCTGATGCCAGCCTTCCACGAAAGTCCGCACAAGATCGGAATCCTGGAGAGCACGGGAGAGGGTCCGTTCGGCTGGTGGTACGACACCTGGGAGCACTGCAAGAAGCGCTACTGGGACGGTGGCGCAAAGTTCCGCCCGGTCTTCCTCCCCTGGTTCGTCTGCACCGAGTTCTACCCGACGAAGACATGGCTGAAGCGCAGCCCCGTCCCGGCAGGCTGGATTCCCGAGGCCGTCGTCATCGCACACGCTGAGCGCGCGCGGAAGTTCGTGCGGGTGAATGACCTCTTGCGGCGGTACTTCCCGGAAAACTGGCAGATGCCGAAAGAGCAGATGTGGTTCTGGTGGAACACCCGCGAGGAGTACCGCGCCAAGAAACGTCTCGACCGCTTCCTGCACGAGTTTGCCGCCGACGACCTGGAAGCCTTCGCGGCTTCCGGCGAGAGCGTGTTCGACGTGGACACCCTCTCCGATTACAACCACTCCTGCCAGGAGCCTGTCGGCATCTTCGGATTCCGCTGTTCGGTGGGATCTCTGCCGGCGCGGCTTCAGGCCGACGAGCGGAACCGCAACCCGAATCGACCGATTCTCGAAGTAGGTCCCTACCAGTTTGTCCCGCTGAAGTGGGACGGCTGGGCGGCGGCCGACCCGATGAACAAGCTTCTCGTGTTCGAGTGGCCGGAAGAGGGAGAAGAGTACGGCTTCGGCGTCGATACCAGCGATGGCGTCGGACAGGACAACAGCGTCATCGAGGGCTTGCGCAAGGGATCCCTCACCCGCTCGGATGCACAGATCTGCGAGTACGCCAACGCCTACACGAACGCGGTCCATCTGGCGACCATTTCCCACGCCATCGCATCGTTCTACCAGCAGGGCCGGGCAAAGCAACCCAAGATCTCGATCGAAGTGAACATGAACGGCGAGGTGACCCAGCTCGAACTGCGCAAGTTGGGCTGGTCGAACTTCCACCAGTGGGTCCGCTACGACCGCAAGAAGATCACGAACAAGGACGCCACGCGCCTGGGGTGGATGACGACGCGCTGGTCCCGCGCGATGCTCATTGACTACCTGGTCAAGGCCCTGCGCGACGGCGACATCGACATCAACTCCCCGGAGTTCGTCAAGGAAATGCAGGCGCTGCACCGCGACGAGGACATGCAATCGGCCCGCGCGGAGAAGGGCCACCACGACGACCGCTTCATGGCGCTTGGTATTATTTTCGTTTCGTTGCATATACTGGAACTGACGGGGAAACAGGCCAGCATCAGCTATTTGCGGCAGCGAAGACAGGAAACCGGACCGATGCGCTACACGGAAAAGTGGGGCGAGGATGTCGAGATCGCGGTCCCGACGAAGGAATACACGGCGGTAACCAGCGCGCGGATGAGTGACTTCTTCGGGTCCACGGCGGTCTGGCATCCGGGGCAGTCGATGGAGCACTGGGAGCAGGAGTAGAGACATGCCGATGGTCGATCTGAGATGCCCTGCAGGCCACGAGTACGAAGGCTTTCGCCACCAGTCCCAGGTGGCCGAAGAGGAGCCCTGCCAGGTCTGCGGCGAGACGGCAAAGCGCATCTACCGCTACGACCGCTCGCACTCCTACGGCGGCCTGACGGAGCCCCTGGTGGTCTGGAAGCGCCCGGATGGAACCTTCGCCGTGCCGGCCAACCGGGACGCGAAGAAGCCGCCCGAGTACGAGCGCGTTGAGCTCCGGAACGCCTTCGAGATCCGTGGCGTCGAAAGGGCCATCGGGCGCGAGGAACAAGAGAAGTGGGAGCGATCCCGCGTGGGGAAACAGCAGATGTTCGAAGGAATCCAGTCCGGAAACCGTTCGGAACTGCGCAGCCGGATGCAGAGTATGAGCCCGGCGCAGCGCGACTTCGCCCGCTTCGCCATGGCGAAAAACAATCAGAAGACCGCCGAGAAATACCGCGGGACCTTCTATTTCGAGGCAATGTCACAGGACTCCAGCAACCGCGACCCGTACCGGGAAGATGGACGGGGCATCCGGGGAAAGAAGTAGGCCACCATGCCGCTCTCGATGTCCGATTACCAGGCTCCGAGTTTCCTGGACGTGCTCGCTGGGAAAGACGGCGTGGACAACCGGACTCTCGGGCGGATGAAGGAAATCCTTGAGACTGGGCGGGCCTTTGTCGAATCTGAGCCGGCGTGGAACGACATCCCGCGCGCCATGGAAATCATCGGCTCCGACGCGCCGCCGTCGAGGCTGTCCGGATACTCGACCATCTCGATCAACCGCATCAAGCGAAACACCCGCGACCTCGTGGCGACCATCGCCAATCTGAAGCCCTCCGGCAAGGCACTCACGCGCAAGACCGAGGCGCAGGACTCCTGCTGGCGGCTGAACCAGATGAAGGAGCACTGGTGGACGACGACCTTCGCGGATCGCAAGTACCGCGAAGCCTGCCAGTACGCCTGCATCCTGGGGACCGGCTACCTGGAGCCCTGGTGGGACCCGAACTTCTACGGCTACGGCCGCGGCGAGATTGCCGTCAAGACGCGCGGACCTTCCGGCGTCCTGCCGGTCATGATGACCGAGGACCACGATCTTCAGAAAGCCTACGCGGTGACCACGGTGGACGAGGTGCCGCTGCACATCGTTCTGGCGAACTATCCGGCCTACGCCCACCTCATCACGCCGACGCGCAGCATCCCCGGCTGGATCAACCGCGCGATCAACCGCTACAAGAGCCGCCGCGCGGTGAACGGCGTTCTCGGATCACTCGACACCCCGCAGCATTCCATCGGGCAGGAGATGCCCGTCGTGGACGTGTACACGACCTACATCATGGACCAGTCGCTCAATAACACGCGGCAGGAGATCATGATGGGCGATCCAGGCTCGAGCTGGGCCTACCGGGTGCCCTACATCGGGCAGGAGATCCCGGCCGGCATCCGCGACCGCCGCGGCAACCCCATCATGAAGCTGGCGTCGGCGGAGGATTGCCGCATGTTCCCGCTGCGGCGCCGGGTGATCTGGACGGACACCTGCATCCTGAAGGACGGGACCTCTCCCTACCTGCACGGCCGCG